GTATCGAACTACACGTATTAACGCTTGATTGACGCAACGTTGCTAAAGCGCTGCGGTAATCCCGTGGTTCCGTCTGATGAGAGTTCAGGGCTTGCGCGGCCCTGAGCGCGTATTCAAGCTGCCTGCCGGTTGTCCTGCTCGGCCATTTCTCGGTAGTTCTGGAATTCAGCGTTGAACGCCAGTTCCAGCCGCATCCTCTTGTCCGAGTCCAGAGCAAGCCAGCAAGCCGCCAGCTTCTGCATTCCGTTGCCGCCGTACTTCTGCATCGCAGCTACGGCTTGTTGGGTAGTGATCTGCATATCTTCTCCTTTGCCATTCGGGCTACTCCCCGGGGTGGGGAGGGGTGGTTAGTTCTTCAGGAGCTTCACAAAATCCACGCTTTCGCTGTAGTAGCCGTTGGATACGCCGTACCAGCGCACATCCACATAGCCCTTCACGGTTGCGAACTTGTAGAAGGTCCAGGTGTACGAGCCATATTCGGCATCCTCGGGATCCTTCGGTGGAGCGTCATCGCTAGACACCCCTTCTGCCATCGTGATCGGCGCTCCGACTAGATCCGAGATATCGCCCACGATTGATTCAATCGACACATCCTCACAGCAGTCCTGCTGGTGGTGCATCACATAGGTGTCACCATTGGTGGCAACAAAGGTGATGGAGTCCTCGGTTGCATCGGCAGACACTAGCGTCTTCCCCACCAGGACCCCTACATTTACATCTTCATAGGATCCGTAAGACATCCATGCCATGCTCGTTCTCCTTGTTAATCGGTATGAATCCTGAAAGAAACGGGATCAGTAGTCACCGTCGTTCAGGATTTCGACGGCCTCTTGATTCGATTCGAACAGCTTCATGTCAGAAGCCTTGACGGGCTGGCGAAGGCCAATTTCAGTTAACTTAGCCTCAAGCAACCATGCGGCACGTTCTGGCGTTTCAGCGGACACGACTGCAGCGGACCCGACCGGCCAGACGCCGTTGAATTCAACGTTGGTGAAGACTGGCAATTTGCTCTCCTTGTTCACGTGTCTGCGTCCTGTCACGGCGCAGGGCTAGTGGATGCGGCAAACCCGCAGCGTTCCCAGCACCAGCCCAGCTTCATCGCATCGCTCGATGTAGATTTCCTGAGCTACCTCGTAATCCTCTGCGTCAATCTCGGTCTGACGCGTCCACGTATCACCGGTGTCTACGATCTTGAAGCGGGACATGGCTTTCTCCTGTTCATGTGGCTGTGCCCTCGTAGAAGGCACATTCAGATGAATCTGGAAGGGCAGGGGCTGCCTACCCTTCATCGCAACGGGCTCTCATCCGCTGCCCTGGTTTGTCCTCGTAAGGTCCCTCCCCAGGTACGACTCGTTTATCCACCGGCCGTAAGTGCATTGCGATTTAGCGTCCTCGCCAACGACGTACTGCGCCTGGTTGGGCCAAGCATTGACTGCGGTATTTCTGCGGCTTTGCGGTGCTGGCCTTTGGCCTAAGCGGTGCGATGTGCCGCGTTAGAAGAATACTAGCGGTGCTAGTAGTGGTGTGTCAATAGCACCGCTAGTACAAAGTTGTAACGGACGCAAAAAAGCCCGCCGAAGCGGGCTAATCTGGATGAGGGTGGGGTTAGGCGTCTCTAGTCGGGTCGCTATAGTCGCGGCGGTGTGGCGATAGCAACGGTTCCAAATCGGAACGCAGCCGTTCCAGGTCGAAGGATGTCTCCGCAGCTACTTCCCGGACAATCGCCCTTGTGTATTCATCCCTGATCTGATGTTGGAAGTATAGGCGCTCGATCCTGAAATAGATAAGGACAATGCCACCACCCAGCAATGCAAAGAGCATGGTGGCAGCTTCGCTTCGCGTCCAAGACCATGCCAATCCACCGAAAAGAAACATCGCCACCCATGACCACGTTTTCTCGGGGAGACGCTTCATTTCTACTCTAATAGCGTCTACAGATCCTGGGTCAAGATGGCTCTCGCCGTTGGCATATGTCCGATAATTTTCCAAAATCAGCCCCCTATAGCTTAAAACCCACCCAGAACGCTCGTCCGATGATTTCGATCTCTGGATCGCTTTCGTCCAGGTGCAAATCCTGATAGCCGCCCGCGGGGTTCTCAGACCTGGCGATAAACCCTCCGTTCCCCCGGTAAAGGCGCTTAACCAGTAGCTCGCCTTGGCAACGAAAGGCGTAGACCTTCCCGTTGACTATGGATGTGTTATCGCGATTCACCAGGATTGTGGCTCCATCAGGGATCAGCGGTTCCATGCTGTCTCCCTTGACCGACACAGATACCGTGTGATCAGGCGTAGCGCCAACAGACCTAAGAAAGTCAGCCCGGAAAGACAAACGTGAAAGTTCGTCTTCCGAGGTCACGAGCTGACCATGCCCAGCAGAAAGTCGCACGTCCAGGCGCCGGATTGGGACAAATTCTGTGTCATCACTGGATGTGGATAGATGATTGGACGCCTCAGACACCCTTTTTGCTAGGGTGGGGCTGATTTCGTCTATAGAACACCCAAGGCCGTCGGCAAACTTCTTCACCGTGTCGATGTTCAGGGGGCGGCGCCCGTTCATGAGCTGCCAAACGTAGCCTTGATTGCCAATCTCGTACCTAACCCCGAACTCGGTTTGATTCAGACGAGCGCGTTCCTTGAACAGCTCTTTCAGACGCCGAGCGTCCTCAAGCTGCCATTGCTCGATTTGTGGTGATGCTTTTGCCATGTGCGGCAATGTAGCAACGCTAGTACGCTGCGCAACTCGCATTGCTATTGACTCCTAGAACTAGCGTTGCTAGTATTGGGCCATGAATATCGCCCAATACCTCCAAAAGACCGGCACGACCCAGGCTGCATTTGCTAGCGCCGTGGGCGTCACTCAATCCATGGCCTGGCAATGGATCAGCGGCCGGCGACCAATCCCGATTGAACGTTGCGTCGATATCGAGCGCGTCACGAACGGGGAAATCTCCCGTGCTGACTTGCGTCCTGATGACTGGTCGCGCATTTGGCCAGAGTTGGCGCGGTGAATTCAATGAACAACCCCATACCCCTCAACTCCCTGGCTCATGCGGGCCTCGTCTTGCTCGCAGCAGAGCCTACGAAAGATGTCCATCACGGCGCTTTCGCTCGGGTCTTCAAAGGCGCGCAGGGCGATGTCTTGGGCTTGGGTAAGCAGGGTTTCGGTTTCAGTCACGTTCTTTTTCTCTCATTGATAGGTAGTACACGATGAGTACCCAACCAGTATCCCCAACCAAGCTTGAAAACACCCGCAAGATCGGTGCACGTATTCATGGCGAGGTTTTGCGCCGGCTTGCAGAGGTCACACAAGACCTTGCAGCCGAATTCATGGGGACTTCCGCCAGCACCGTCAGCCGCGCTAAGGGTGACCTTGAACAGGTCTGCCATCTGCTGGCTGCAATTGGCCTGCAGATCGCTCCAGTTGATTCCGTAGTGGTCAGCCGCGACGACATGCACGCGCTTGAACGCATGGCCTACAAGTACCTGCAGACCCGTATCGAGACGGACGGCGGGGGCTACTGATGGAAATGCGCCGCATCCGCATAACGCCGATGACCCGCCGCATGGTGGCTGACGCTGCTATGGATGCGCCAGATGGTTGGTACGCAAGCATTCAGCCGCCCACCAAGACCAGAAGTCAGGAAGAGAAGTATCACGCCATGGTCAAGGACATTGCTATGCAGTCCGAGTACCTGGGCAAGCGGTGGGACAAGGAAAGCATGAAGCGCATTCTCTTGAACGAGTTTGAAGAAGAGATGCGAAACGCCGGGACGCCTCTGAAGCAATGCGGGCAAATGATCCCGTCTGAAGACGGCAAGCGAATCATCCAACTGGGTATCCAGTCGCGCCAGCTTCTGGTGCCGGAAGCCGCCCAGTTCATCGAATTTCTCTATGCGTGGGGTTCTGACCGCAGCGTTGTCTGGTCGGAGGAAGCCCATATTCCTGGATGGGTTCGGCCATGAAAGGCAAATCTCCCTCTGCCGCTCAAAAGCGGTTCCATGACGCTCTGTGCCAACACGTTGGCTGCATTGCCTGCCGTGCTGACGGTATCGGCAACTTCAACGTGCTGATCCATCACCTGGACGGGCGCACCAAGTCTGGCGCTCATTGGTGGGTCTTACCGCTTTGTGCAGGCCACCATCAGGATGGAACGGGCGCGCCTGGTCTGATCGCCGTTCATCCCTACAAGGCCCGTTTTGAAAAGCGTTATGGCAAGCAGAGCGATCTGCTCATCTGGGCTATTGAGATCCTGCAGGGTTACGGCCAGGTCGTACCTGATGACGCGTTGATAGCTGCTGGCATGTTGGAGCACGCATGAATTACTACAGCCACAACATCGGCGATTACGCCCAGGCCACGATGCACTTGAGCCTGGTTGAAGACGCCATCTATAGCCGTCTGCTGCGCCGCTACTACGCTGAAGAAGCCCCCATTGTTGACGACATGCATCAGGTATGCCGTTGGGTGGGTGCGCGTTCCGAAGAAGAGCGCGAGGCCGTCAACCTGGTTCTGCGGGAGTTCTTCAGTTTGGAAGACGGCTATTGGCACAACAAGCGGGCCGATGAAGAGATCGCCGCGTATCAGTCGAAGAGCGCGAAGGCTGCTACTTCTGCAGCGAAGCGCTGGGGCGGCAATGCCACAGCAAAGCAAACGCAATGCGAAGGCAATGCGAACGCTATGCCAACGCATACCGAAGGCAATGCTAACCAAGAACCAATAACCAATAACCAAGAAACAATAAAAGATACCCCCCCTACCCCCCGCAAGCGGGGGAAGCCGAAATCTGATGTCCCCGCTTTGGCGGCTGATGATCTCGTTCGTCTGGGGGTTCCAGAGAACGTGGCCAAGGAGTACTTGGCTGTCCGAGCCAGGAAGCGTGCAGACCTGACGGAATTGGCCTTGGCTGGAATCCGACGCGAGGCCGACTCAATCGGCTGGACGCTGACAGACGCTTTGCGAACGTGTGTGGAGCGTAACTGGCAAAGCTTCAATGCCGCTTGGATCCAGAACCAAGCACGCGCCTCCCCAATGCGCCAGACGAACTCACAACGCATTGCCGACTGGAACGCAGAACTGCGGGACGTGCTGGCCGAAGGCCATAGGCCGATGGAGATTGACATGGGGGTGATCGATGCAAGTCGCTGAAAGCCAAGCCACGATGGGCGCTCTCGTGGTCAACGAAATGCGGATGTTGTACGGCTCGAAGTTCGCCCAGCAATGGCAAGGTCTGACCGCACGTGAGTTAAAGGAATCGTGGGATCAGAAGCTATCGGGGCTGGGTGAACGTGACGTGCGAAGAGGGTTGGTTGCATGCCTGCGCCGTGACTGGCCTCCGACGTTGCCCGAGTTCTTGCGCCTGTGCTGCCCGTGGATGGATACCGAGGTTGCCTACCACGAGGCCGTACATGGCATGTCGTGCCGACGTCGCGGCGAGATGGGGGAGTGGTCGCACCCCGCCGTGTACTGGGCAGCGGTAGGTATCAGCTCCAACGATCTTCTGCAGAGCACGTATTCGTCGATCAAAGGGCGTTGGGAAAAGATGCTGCTGGAGGAAATGGCAAAGGGTAACTGGAAGCCTATCCCGCAGGTTTCAGTATCGCTGCCGGCTCCAAAGCAGACGGAAGCGGACCGGGTGGAAGCGGCAAAGGCCTTGAAGTCCATGGGAGCGGACAAGATCTTTGACCAGAGCGGCAAGGACCACCGTAGGTGGATTGGAAAACTGGAGGAACGCATTGCCAAAGGTGAGGTGTTATCGCCCACGGTAATGGCAATGCTTGCAAGGGCAAAGGGAGAAGCGTGATGGCACCTGTCAACCACACGCGGCCAGCAATCTTGGCGGCACTTGCAAACGGCGATATGAGCCTGGCGGAACTGGTGGAGGAGCTGGACTCAGTGGACTGCACGGTTCAGTACAACCTGCGCCGCCTCTTGGAAGCTGACGAAATCCATATTTGTGGGTGGGGCACCCCTAAGCGTCAAGGCCTGCGGCATCCCTATTACAGGCTTGGATCAGGCAGAAACCGTGCCATGGGTAGCCAGACACTGAAGGAACGGAATGAACGTCAACTGCGCTGCAAGCGACGAAAGAAGCTGATGGACACGATGGCATCACAGATGAATAACCCGTTCCGCTCAATGATTGCTCAGATGGGCGGGAAATTTGAAATCAATGCTGCCGGTCAATCGGCTACGGACTAGGGGACAAATCATGACTCACCTCATCGACAAAGTAATCGCCGCCCTGAAAGAAGGGGATCGCATGTCAGCCAAGCAGATTTCGCAGAAGTTTGGCACTCACATATCTCATGCGCGGAACATGGCAAAGAAGCTGCATGGCGAGAACAAAGTGCACATATGCGACTGGTCGCGGCCTTGCATGAACTGCGCGTGGTCGCCGATTTACGCATGGGGATCGGCCCGCGATGTCAACGCACCCCTTAGTCATGCACAAGAAATTGTGCGCCGGGCAGAGAAGGAATCGTATGTGACGATTGCTCGGCTCCGGCAGTCGGTTGTTCCGGGCCTATTTGATCCCTTCCGCGTGCTGCGGGCGCAGGTAGGTGCGGCATGAAGCAAATGGACGTAGCACTGGATCCAATGGCTGGCACGTCGCGGCGCGTGGTGGGCACGCTCGCCATAGATCCGGGGCCGACTGAATCCGGCTGGTGCGTGATGTTGGGAGGAGACCTGATTCATTCGGGGGTGATGCTCAACCAGGAATTGCTGGAATACATCCAACGAAAGCACTTCGAGATCAATCGGCAGCAGCTCGCTATCGAGATGATTGCCAGCTACGGAATGGCGGTCGGGCGCGAGGTATTCGAAACGTGCCTTTGGGTCGGGAGATTCGTCCAGGCTTGGCACGATCCGGAATCCGTGCGCCTCGTGTATCGCAAGGACGTGAAGATGCATCTTTGCGGAACCACCAAGGCGAAAGACGCCAACGTCCGCCAAGCCATCATCGATCTGTATCCCGCATCTGGTGGAGGTGCTACGCCCCAAATCGGCATCAAAGCCAAACCTGGGCCTCTGTATGGGGTTTCCAGCCACGCATGGCCCGCTATTGGCGTGGCCCTCACAGTTCAAGCCCAAGGAATGCAAGCATGAAACAAGGCGTCCCACCCAGCGATATCAAGCCCATCCAGGCCCGTCCCTACACCCTAAGCATGCAAATGCGCCAGATGGCAGAGAGGGCCAAGTACCAGCCTAGGCTGGCCACGATGTCGAGCAACGTGTCTAACTTCCGGCATATGGGGGAGTGATGGAAGAGGTCAAATTCTGCAAGGACTGCAAGCACTACACAGCGGCGAGCTATGTGCATGTATGGGGATCTGCTGGCGTCAGTTATGACGCGGCATGCCACTCCCCGGAAAGGCCCATTACGCCAGGGTTCTATGTTATTGGCATGTCCGACTTACCTATGCCGGTCAATGCGCGTAAGCCTGACGGCTTTTGTACGACTCAGGCGATTCATTGGGAAGAGCGGCCTCCGGAGCCCGAGCCGCCAGTTCTAATGACAGTGGAGGAATACAACACGCTTGATAAGGCTGGCGCCATGCCTACGCCGTGGTGGAAGTTCTGGAAGAAGGAAGGATGATGCGTACCAATCTTGAACTCCTGCTCAGCGAGTGGGGCCACCGCCAGGACATCCGACGCGACCGCGCCCTGGGCTATCCCACCGCCGCGGCATTCTCCAAAGAGCGCGTAGACCACGACGGGTGGGGATACAGCGGCCCTGAAGCGTGCGCGGCTGACGGAGACATGCTGCGCATCGATGACGCCATCAATCACCTACACCCTGACATGCGCGTAGTCATCACGGCGCACTATGTGTGGTCCGGCCCGGTGAAGACGAAAGCGGATCGTCTGCGGCTGGAGAAGCGCGTGTACTACTTCGCTCTGGAGCATGCGCATAAACAACTGTCGCAGGCTATGGGCGGCGTGTACACAACGGGATACGAGCCTAAATTGTGTACACACCTTGAGCAAGTGTGTACATGAAAGTAGAGTAAAGGGTAGAGGCTGTATACGTGCCTCTGCAACTAGCCCCTGACGAGAAATCGCCGGGGGCTTTTCATTTCCGCGAGTATCAGACTGCCGCCTCGGGAACGCGCTTCAAGCCCATGCTCCCCACTGTCCCTAGGCACGATCCTTTGCAGGCGGCAGCCTAATACTCGCTAAGGCACATGAACACTATCCTCCCCGTCCTCGTTGACCTGGCAGCAGTCATGTTCTGCCTGTCGCTGATCTGCGCGCCATTCATCGCGTTGTTCGTCATGTGGCGCAAGGGGATGTTCCGCAAGAACCCGTAGCGCCCGGTAGGCGCGTCAGATACTCGCTAAGCGAGGCAGAAATGGCGGCACGCTTTTATGTTTATCGGTTGATCGACCCAAGAGACGGAAGCATCTTCTACGTTGGGAAGGGGCAAAAAGATCGCATCCTTCACCACGAAAGGGATGCACGGAAAGCCGAAGGGGTATGTTCGGAAAAGGTAAATCGAATCAAAGACATATGGGAATCAAACCGTGAAGTTCTCCGGGAGCACGTTGCGTACTTCTGGGATGAGCAAGCGGCCTATGACTTTGAGACTGACCTGATCGAAGAGATCGGGCTCGCCAACCTGACAAACATCATGCCTGGCGGCCAAAAAGCTTGGACTCGCCGAGTGGCTGAGCGCCGTGAGCGTAAGCCCCTGACGTTCACGCAGGTTTTGCGTAAATGGTCGGATGGTTGCTTTCAACGGATTGCTGAGTGGCTTAAGGAAGGAGGCCACAAAGGAGTTAGGTGGTCGTTTACCGCCGCAGATCCAAAGTTTGCCTTCCACGCGGAAATCTCAGCCGGTGTCTACAACCAACTCTTGCCGGTGTTGTGGCCGAAGTTGGTAAACGATGC